GATGATCCGACAGCAATGGAGAAGGTAAAGCTCTTTTTTGAGTATTTCTCAACATTGCCAACATGGTTTACTAGCCTGTGGATACTTGTAGTCGGAAGTATTTTTGGCATAAAGGGAACTCAAATCTGGAGAAACGGTAAAGGAAAAAAATAGACTTGCGTTCAGATTTAAATTATATATAAACAAGGAGAAAAATTATGGGACTTAAAAAAACATTAAAAAAAGTAGCTAAAGGCGCAGCGTTAGTTGGTGCTGCCTATCTTGGTGCTAAAGGCTTAGGTGGTAAGAAAAAACCAACTAAAATAAAACCAAAATATTTTGGTGGCAATAAAACTGGAGACGCTAGTATTGCTTCAAATATAGCAAAGTTTGATAGAGATATCAGCAACATGGCTAAAATAAACACTGAGGGTAGATCTGGAACTCAGGGTGGCGATGAACAAATAGATGTCTTCAAAAAAGGTGGACTTGTTAAAAGCGGTAAACCTAAATTAGCAAAAAAAGGTTGGAAGTAAAAATAGAATTTTAAAATGAGTATAAAAGGAAAAGTTAAGTGGTTTAACCCTACCAAAGGATTTGGGTTTATTGAAAGAGAAGACAAAGAGAAAGACGTATTTGTTCATGTATCTGCAGTAAGAAAAGCAGCTATAGCTAGTCTTGGTGAAGGCCAAGAATTAACTTTCGAAATTGAAGAGAGCCCTAAAGGCTCTAATGCGATTAATTTACAGAAAGTATCTTAATGAAAAAAATATTTTTAATATTGGCATTATGTGCATTTGCCTTGAGCGCATGCTCTATAGGTAAGAAATGTACTTATACACAGGAAGGAACTAAACTTTCATCTTATGTATGGTTTTATAAAGATAAGCCGGTAGATTTAGACAAAGGGAATTGTAACTAATAATGCCCTTTAAGTCTGAAAAACAAAGACGGTATCTTTGGAAAAATGAACCCAAGGTTGCTAAAGAATGGACAAAAACGTACGGCAGTAAAGTAGGAAAGAAGAAAAAAACGAAGAAAAGGAGGAAGAAGTAATGGAAGACCTCGAATTAGTACAAAAATTAAGACGTATTATTAAAATGCGTCATGACGATGTTGTTGCTGCTATGGTTTCAGGTAGTGTTGACAATATGGAAAAATATCAATATATGTTAGGACAAATACGAACGTATTTGTATATGAGTCAGGAGATATCCAGCCTGCTAGAAAAAAAGGAGCAAAAAGATGACGGAACAGTTATCAGTATCAAAGGGAAAGCCAAAGATTGAGTTACCCAATAAAAAATTAGTAGGTGTACAACCTACTGAAAAGCCTAAAAAAGATTTAACTTCCGAAACAGCTAAATTGCCCACTCCAACGGGTTGGAGAATTTTAGTTTTACCTTTCAAAATGAAAGAGAAAACTAAAGGAGGAATTATTATAACTGACGACGTGGTAGAACGTGCGCAAGTGGCATCGACTTGTGGATTAGTTTTAGCATTAGGACCGGATTGTTATAGAGATAAGGAAAGATATCCTAAAGGACCTTGGTGTAAAAAAGGTAGTTGGATTATTTTCGCTAGATATGCCGGATCTAGAATTAAAATAGATGGGGGTGAAGTTAGACTTCTGAATGATGATGAAGTTCTAGCGACCGTGGAAAACCCCGAAGACATTTTCCACGATTTATAAACATAGGGAGGAACTATGCCAGACGAAGAAAAAGTAAAACAAGAAGACCTAGTTGATGTAGGCGAAACAGAAGGTGCCGAAATTGAACTAGATAAAAAAGCTGAAGGAGGAGAAGTAAAAGATGAAAAACCTACTCAAGACAGTGATAAGTCCGATGACACACCTGAGAAACTGGATGAGTCAGTGGATGTTCGAGATAGCAAGGACGATAAGGAACCAGAGAAAAAGGAAGAAGTAAAAGAAGAACAAAAGAAAGAAATGGATGAGTATAGCGAAGGCGTTAAAAAACGTATCGCTAAGTTAACAAGAAAAATGCGTGAAGCAGAAAGACAGCGGGAAGAAGCTGTTACTTATGCTCAACGTGTTATGCATGAGAGGGATAGCCTAGCTCAACAAAGTGTTAGTTTAGATAAAAACTACACTTCTGAAATGGAAGGAAGAATAACATCTTCTCTTGCAGCTGCTCAAGCTAAATTATCTGCTTCACGTGAAGCGGATGATAAAAAAGCTGAAGTAGAGGCTTTAACAGCCATTTCTCAGTTAGGATATGAACAGGCACGACTTGCAGAACTAAAAAGCAGACAAAAATTGGAAGAAACTGCTAAAGAAGATGCAAGAAAACGAGGGCCTGCAGCTCAATATCCTACTCAATCAACTCCGCCTGTGGATTCTAAAGCAGAAGACTGGGCAGAGAAAAACGAGTGGTTTGGTAAAGATAATGCTATGACGTACACAGCATTTGACTTACACAGGAAACTTACCGAAGAAGAAGGATTTGATCCAAAATCAGATTCATACTATGAGGAAATAAATAAAAGAATAAGACTTGAATTTCCCCACAAATTTGGTAATACTACAGACAGATCGGTTAGTAAACCTACACAAAACGTTGCCTCTGCAACGCGTAGTTCAAAGACTGGCCGCACAACTGTAAAACTCACACCGTCACAGGTAGCAATTGCTAAAAAGTTACGGGTGCCACTAGAAGAGTATGCAAGACAATTAAAACTCACGAAGGAGGAATAGCATATGAATAAGACAACAAATAAATCTTCCCGTGCGGGCCAAACTAGAGAAAAAACAAAACGTAAAGTAGTTTGGACTCCACCATCGTACTTAGATACACCCAACGCGCCAACTGGATTCAGACACAGATGGGTCAGGGCAGAAATCTTAGGGTACGTCGACACGAAAAACATACAAGGACGCTTAAGAACCGGGTATGAATTAGTAAGAGCCGACGAATATCCAAAAGATGACTACCCAGCAATTCCAGACGGTAAGTATGCAGGGGTGATCGGGCACGGAGGCCTTGTGCTAACAAGGGTACCGGAAGAGATCGCGCAAGCAAGAGCTGATTATTTTTCTAAATTAGGAAGAGAT